TAAACCCTTGCATCGCCGGAAACCCATGCGTTGCCGTAAACCCATGCATTGCCGTCTTGCGATACATTCCCCTCTTTTTCCACGTATCCGCCAAGTTCTCCGGCTTTCACGTCTTCAAAATCAATTAATGCCTTAATTCTAAATAATTTTTTCCCAGCTACGTTTGTAATAGACTCTGTTGTTAATTCAAATTTTTTCATTTTCTTCTTCCTTTCTTGGCTTCCATTTTCCTAGTATTTGTTCCAGCTCTCTTGGTGTTAGCGTTTCAATTCCCAAATCTTCCGCTTCCTGTATCGTTCCTTTGATTAGTTCGCTCATTTCCCGACTGTCGTAGGTATGTGAGCCTCGCATAAGCCTGTAAAACACTACCTCTTTGCCTTTTTCTAGCCGCCGTCCTATCGCAACCGTGTGAACGTCCTCTTTTTTGTACATGATGTCGGTCGGAACATTGGTTTTTAAAACTGCTATGTCTCCTTTTATCAACTCCGGCTGTCCGTATCTGCCTATCATCAAATTTTTGGCTTCCGCCTTGCTCGTGCCGACTTTCTCCGCTATTTTGGTGACCAGGACGTGGAAATAGGCGTTTGCTGACAAGCTTCTTTTCTTGCGGAACGGTTTAATTATTACGGACAGCTTTTCCAGCTTTTTCAGTTCATCCACGCCCTTTATAAACCGCTCCGCCTCGTTGATTTCCAGGGTAACTGTTATCTTTTTGCTAAAATAATCCACTGCTAAGTTTTTTATTTTTCCAGTTAAATCCATGCTATTCCAATCCCAGTACTTTCAAGGTTTCAACGTACTGTCCGCGTGTAATCTCGTAAAACGATTTCAGCCCCATGTTGTTTCCCCATTCTGTGATTTCCTGTTCTGTCATACCTTTCTTTCGCATCAAACTGCATAAATTTCTTGCTTCTTTTTCTGACACGGTCTCATTGCTTTTGTATTCGTCCGTATCCGCATCTTTGCTGTCGTCCAGGAGAAATAAGCTGTTTAACGCGTATTTCCTCGCGTAGCTTGACGTTGCTCCTGTGATTTGCGAGGAATCCACTCCCTTCCTGGTTTCTTCTTCCCTGGCATATGCGCTGCATACAATATTTTTTTCGTCCTCTATGTCAGTTAATTTTGCTGTTGCCTTTATGTAAAACCTATTGCCCATCATGATTATTTCGTCATGCACAGTTAGTATTAATCCCTGTTCGTCCAATAACGGCTTTACTGCCTCGTAAATATCCTCTAAGCTTCTGTACCAGAATTTTCCGAATTTATTCCATCGAGACTTAGGCACTTTAAGCTGATGCTGAATTTTCTGCAACTTTTTGTGAATTTCTCCCATCTTTCTTACCTCACGATCACACTTCTCGAGGTCTCAAGATGTGCCCCTGTGACCTCTTTCCCGGCTTTAATCGCCTTTTTAATCGCTGTCTTGTCCGCCTGTGGCTCTGGAATCCTGATGTATTCCTCTGTCAGACTGCCTAAGTCGTCAATGGTTACAGACTCGCTGTTTCTGTATGACACGCTGACTCTTGCCGTCTTGAGCTTTTCACCGTCAAGAGCATGGGACAGATAGTCCTTGCACCTCTGTGCGGCGTTCTCGCAACTTCTACGGCGTTTCGCAAGCTTTTCTTCCTCCTCTTTGATCGCCTTTGCTTCTGCAGCATAATTCTTTACCGCCAGCGCGATTCCCTCCACCTTTTTGTCTCTCTCGATGTTGAGAGCCTCAAGTTTTTCGAGGTCAATAATTTCTCCTGTTTCTTCGTCTACGCAATCCATGATTGCACTGTCAATCTCGTATAGTGTCATTGCTCTAATTCCTCCTCGTATCTCTCATATTCGTTGTAACTTTCCGCACCTCGTTTGATTGCTTTGTGTGCTGTTCTGCACTCATATTCCGCCTCAAGATGCTGTGCCTTTAAATACTCTCTAGCCGGGTCAAATCCTCGTTCCATTTCCTGTCCCCCATGCCTCTTTAATAGCCTTGCTCAGTTCGTTGTAGCCTCTGGCGTATGCCTCTATCTTTTTCATGTCGTCACTTCTTTCAACGCCCAGTCTAAACAGTTCAAGCATCCCTTGTGCTACCTCTTTGTCTTTGACAGCAATCATGACTTCTGCCAGGATTACTCCTTTCCCTGTTACTTCGTCGTCGTATTCCTTCGCTGGAAATCCAACCGCATTAATCATTGTGTTATTCATAGCCTAACCTCTCTTTCTTCTCTGCTATCCAATCTCCCAATGCTCCCTCGCACTGTTCCGGGGTATAATTTTTATTATCCTGTTCTAATCGCCCAACTATTTCTCCCAGTGTGGGTAGTTCTGGTACTGTTTCTTTCTGCTCTATCGCCCCCGCCGCTCTTATCATCTCTTGGAGCTTCGGCGGGTACTTATCTATTTCTTTCTGCGCTTCTAACGCCGCTCTGTAGCTTCTGAGGAAGTTTGACTGTATAACCGTCTGAAAGTCCGCTGAATCTACTACCGCCCAGTCATGGAGCGTCTGTGGCGTTCCTACTGCCTTTTGCAACGTAGTGGGCAGTTTGTCAAACTCCTCTCTGTAACCGTAAATTCCATTGCTGCACGCCTTTGCCACTGTTGCCCATGCTTCCTGCTCGCTCAGGTAGTTACTTTCTGTCTTGAGTTTACTGGCACACTCCAAAATATCTGCCGGTGTAGGTGGAAACTTACCTGTTGTCATGTACATTTGTGCCGCTACGCTTATTGTCTGGTAGTCGTTGTTCTTACCTACCAAGCGGTACCACATGTCTAACGCCTGCTCGTTGGGGACAAATCCCGGAGCCGTGTAAACGGTCTTTAGTGCGGCTATAATTTTAGAAAACTCCGAAATCGTCATACATTCCGCCTCCCTCCTGTTCTTTTTGTGCCGCCCAGTGCTGTATATCTCCGTACAATCGGTCGTTAATGTTCTTTGTGCTGTCATTAGCTGTTTTCAGCTCAAAGAATCCTAACCACTCCTTGTCCAACGACTGGTCAATGATTTTTTTCATCGTTCCCAAATCTCCGCCAGACAACTCATGTAATTTTTTGAGCAAAGCTTTCAAGGCTCTGTCTGTTCTTACTGGCTTTCTGATTTTCTTACGCATAGCAAGGAACTCCAAAAACTTACAGTTAAGTTCTTCGTCCTCGAAATACTGTTCCGGTTCTTTCTTTGCGCGCGCACTCTCTTTTATTCCTTTAGTACTTGATTCCTTAAGTATTTTATTATTTAAGTATTTTATTCCTTTAGTATTTAATTGCGTTGGATTTTCCTGTATAGGTTTTTCCTGTATTGGTTTTTCCAATATAGGCTTTTCCTCTTTAGGTTCTTCCAATACAGGTTTTTCCTGTGTTGGTTTTTCGTAAATGTCGTAAACTGTACCGCTTACCTGTCCTTTTTCGTTTCTCTCACGAGTCACTTTCAGGTATCCGAACGCTTTTAACTCTTCTAATGCGGCTCTTACGCCGTCTACGCCGTCTTTATTCAAATTTGCCAGTCCTTTAACTGTAAAGTCCCAGTCTTCCGGTAAACTAAGCATAAGACTCAGTAGACCTTTTGCTTTTAAAGACATATCCTTTTCTCTAAAATGATAATTCGACATAACGGTGTAGTCTGTCGTTTTATTTATTCTCATTACTGCCATGTCTACCTCCTATCTTGACAAATTGCCAAGTCTTTTGTATGATTTACTTGTATGATTTATCGTAAGAGCTTAATGGTAGGGCTCTTCCTTTTTTACCTCATGCTCTACACCGTCTTTATCAGTGTAGAATACTTTGTCATACTCTACACCTTGTTGTCGTCCTAAGAGGGTGTAGAGTAATCTAATAACATACTCTTTTCTTGGAGGCTCATTCATTTTTTTATTCACCTCCTAACTTCCTTTCGGGTATCACAACTATTTTCACGTGCAGTTCCTTAGTGATGCGTTTCAAAGTTTCCGCATTAGGAAATCGCCTGCCTGTTTCGTATTGTCTGATTGTAACTTCGGCTAATCCACATCTTTCAGCCAGTTCTTTCTGAGTGATTCCACGTGCTTTTCTTGCTATTGCAAGCATCCCCCTTATATCTCCTACTTCCATCTTTACACCTCAAATCTCTGTTGACGGTTATACTCGTCAATTCTCAACTTTGTGTTTGTTTTTGGCTCCCAGTTGTCTACATAGTCAATAGCTTCCTCATATCGTTTGCGAGGGATATTGTTCCGGCTATTAACTTTAAATCGGTCTTGTAAATCCCTGTTGCACTCAGAAAACACAACTTTGCTGATATATGCATATGCTTCTGTATCTTTACCGCCTAATGCATTGAGAACTGCTTTATTGACGTGCTGTCGCAGTGTTTGCTGTTGACCGTAGTCAATCACCATGTTGCTTTCAAGGCTCTTTATACGGTCTTCATGGTCGTCTATCATGCCCAACTGAATACGCATCATTTCTTGAGGGGATAACTGTTTCTGGTAGCTCCCTGTCTTTCTGATGGACGGGAGAACCTCTCCAGCTACCCAGTCGGTAAAGCGTTCTGCACTTTCTTTGCGGCTCTGGAAGATTACTTTGTAAAGGTTGAGTTCATTCACAAAGTTTGCATTTTGTTTTCTTCCTACACTGTCGATGACCTCACTAATAATGACCCCATCTTTATTCAGTCTGGTTTTTAACTGACTGATATTTTTAATTTCTAACGCTCCGCAAACATCTGGCAAGCAGAAATGCGGCTCGTCATTAATTATCTTGGTTCGAATTGTTCCAAACTCATTGCTTTCGAAGATTTGAATATTTTTCATCTAGTCGCCTTCTTTCTGTTCTTCGCATTCCTGTTTTTTATTGCTCGCCATCGCCTCGCCCATGCCAAGCAAGTAGCCTTTATTAAATTCAGACATATTAGGAATAGCTTTTGTTATAGCTTCAAGAATCTGTTTTTCTTTTTCTGACATTTTTCAACACCTCGCTTTCTATGGCTTTGGAAAATCAAAGTACTGTGTCCTCTCGCTCGTTGATTCTTCCGCTTAACAGCTTCTTGGTTGAGGAGTAAAGTTCCGATTGGTTCGGACTGTTTATTTTCTTCTAAAGTATAAACACTGTGCTTTCTTGTCCTGCTGTTCCTGCTTTCTTCAACTGTTTTGCCGGGTCATGTTTATTCTTCACACACTCTGTCTGATTGTTTCAGCCTGACCACCACGTCACTTGTGTGTAGCCCTATCGCTTCACCCGGTCTTTCCTGCTTGCTTTGATTTTCTCGACCTGCCATCATCAGTACCGGGCGGTCATTCCCGGCAGACGGTCATTTCTGACCGTTTCGGCTAATTTGAAATGTTCTGTAATCCTGCAATTACAAGTGCAAGTGATGTTATTCCGTCGTTTTCTTTTTTTGCTTGAGCCATTAAAGCTGAGTATATTTCGTTAGGTATATTCTTCGTACCGTTTAAAACTGCTAAACATTCATCGTAGGTTAATAAATTAATCATTTCTTTCGCCTGCTCAATATTTTCAAGCTTATCAATTTTCTTATTTGCTAAATCTTCTCTTGTTATCATGTTTTCCCTCCTGCTTGTCTTGTGTTTTGTTGCTATGTCACTATAATATATGACTTCGTCACATTTGTCAATACCTTTTTGTGACTTTGTACATTTTTTGTTTCATAGTCACATTTTTATATTGCTTTTTACATTATGGTGCAGTATAATTAGTAACAGAAAGGAAGTGAATAAATGAAAGAGCGATTAAAGAAGTTAAGAAAAACATTAGACTTAACTCAACAAGAATTTGCTGACAAAATAGGAAGTGCAAGAGATAATATTGCCGGATATGAAACAGGTAGGAGAAATCCAAGTGTTGCCGTAATATCTCTCATTTGTACTAAATTCAATGTTAATGAAGATTGGCTACGAACTGGAAACGGTGAAATGTTTATCGAATTAACAAGAGATGAGCAGATAGAAAACTTTGTCGGTGATGTACTGAAAAGCGAGGAAGATTCTTTTAAAAAGAAATTTATTTCGATGCTTTCGGCATTAGATGAATCCGACTGGGAAGTTCTTCAAAAGATGGTGGAGCTAATGCAAGAAAACAAAAAGGGCTGATTATTTCAGCCCCAGTAAAGCCTTGATGTGTACGTAGATGAGCCGTAAACAACGCTCATCTGCCATATCAAGCATTTTAATAATTTCTTTCTTGTAATCCATGCAACCCCTCCTGTTATCAAATCTTTACTGCATTATATGATGCACGTATCTCATTTATTCATTTTGGACATTATTTTCAACAAATCCCTTGATATTTTATTCAATATCCTGTATAATTTTATCCAAATTATTAATATATTAATAATAAAAAGGAGAAGAAACTATGAGCAAGGAAAAAACTAAAGTTTGTAAGTACTGCAAAGAGAAAATTGACGCAAAAGCTAAAGTGTGTCCTCATTGTCAGAAGAAACAGGGCGGCAAGTTGAAATGGGTAATTATCATTATCATCGTTCTGGCTGTTTTAGGAATGGCAATGGGTGGTGGTGACGATGACAGTTCTTCCACTGATTCTTCAAAGAGTACCACCGCAACAACAGCGGCTAAGAAAGAAACTGCTAAAAAGGAAGAAACAAAAGAGAAAGACAGCGTAAAAGTTGGTGAATCTTTTGAGAATGACGGTTTAAAAGTAACTGCTAAAAAGGCTGAATTTGGATTTGATGGTGGAGAGTATTTTACTGCAAAAGATGGATATGAATACGTGGCCGTAGATTTTACTTGTGAGAATATTGCAGAAAAGGGTGACAAATATGTGTCTGTATCTGATTGCGAATGCTATGCGGACAATTCAGCTTGCGAACAGCAATACATAGGAAACAGTGATTTTGTTAACACTAATTTGTCTCCGGGAAAGAACGTAAGCTTTACGGCATATTACGAAGTGCCAAAAGACGCAAAGAAAGTGATTTTAGAATATAGTGCTTCGTTCTGGACAGACAAGAAGATAACTATTAATTTAAAATAATTAGTCTACTAATAGGACAACTAATAAGAGGGAAGAATTGATTCTTCCTTCTTTTCTTTTTTCTTCTTTATTTGCTTATTGTTTTCGACTGGTTACGCCCAGCCGTTTACGAACGCTTCCATTTCCGGGGATACTCTTTTATAACCATATTTCTTTATGTGTTCCACTAAGCTTTCTACTGGTAACTCCTGCATATCGTGAAGTGCTGCCGGTGAATATCCTTCAATGAATTTGACTGTACTACCATACGCAGATTTAATAAATATATTTAATTCTTCGTTCTGATATATCTGTCCGCGTTCAAATTTCATTTCTTTTACTTCCTTTGCTTCCTTCCATGCTAATTTTAATCCTTCGGAAATGCAAAGACCTGCTGTCTTAACTAACTCCCACGCTCTTTTCATGATTTTTGATAAATTGTATTTTTTCATTTCTTTGTATCTCCTCTCTTGATTTAATTCGATTATACACGATAATGACTATTATGTCAAGAGAAAAATACACGAAAATATATTATTTTTTTCTTGATATTTCTTTCAGAATAATGTACTATATATTTATAACGATTAAAGGAGGTTTCAAAATGGAAACACGAGCAAGAAAAAGAAGCAACATATATAAAGGTAGTATCTCATATAGTAATTTATGGGACACGTTAGAACGTAGAGGGTTAAAGCGTTCCAACCTATTAGATAAGGAAAGTTTCAATCTTTCTCCGGCACTGGTCAATAAGTTGCGGCACGATAGAAACGTGAACATAGATACAATTATGTATTTGTGCGAGAAATTGGACTGCCAAGTGTGTGACATCGTGGAGTATAAAAAATAATATATTTTCGTGTATTTTTACCTCGACATAATAGTCATTATCGTGTATAATGTGAGTAAATCAAGAGAGGAGATACAAAGAAATAACCGAGAAATACGAAAGTCTCAGAAAAAAGCTAATAGATAGACTTAGCAGCTATAATTAGCAGCACCCGCCCCGGAGGTACGAAGGAAGGAAGGGAAATAAATGAAAAGAGCCGCTTTATACGTGCGAGTAAGCACGCAAGAGCAGAAGAACAGCGGATTGTCCGTTGATTCGCAGATAGATGCGCTTGAAAAATATTGTGAGGAACAAGGTTATACGGTTGCCGGTATTTATAACGATGCTGGCATATCTGCACGTAAAAAATACACAAAACGCCCTGCTCTTTTGCAGTTACTTGAGGATTGCAAGCAATGTAAGATTGACATAATACTCTTCACACGCCTTGACAGGTGGTTTAGAGCCGTTGCAGGGTATTATGAGGTACAAAGTGTCCTTGACGCGTGTAAAGTGCCTTGGAGAGCTATCTGGGAGGATTATGAGACAGAAACAAGTCAGGGAATATTTAAAGTAAATATTATGCTGTCCGTAGCGCAGGCAGAGGCAGACAGAGACAGCGAAAAAATACGGTCTGTTATGGAATTTAAACGGAACAACAAGGAATATATTGGCGGAAAAGTGCCGGTAGGTTATCGCATAGAAGGGAAAAAGATTGTAAAAGATGAAAAGACGCGAGGAATAATTGAGGATATGTTTGAGCATTATTTCCAGACTTTCTCGAAAGCAGGAACCGCAGACTATATTTTAAGTAAATACCCTGGTTTTGTAAGAACCAGAACGAGGTTGGTTAAGATTATGTCTAGCCCAGCTTATCGCGGTGAAATGTATGGAGTAAAAAACTACTGTGAGCCGTACATCACAGAGGAGCAAGCACAAAAAATTAGCGAGGTATCCAGTCAAAAAACTTGGACGGATTGCAAAAGGCGCATTTATATTTTTTCCGGCCTGATGAAATGCCCGATTTGCGGTTGCAGGCTTTCCGGGTGTGCGATAGGCAAAAAAGAAAAAAAGTATAAAGTATATCACTGCCCCCACTCTGTCGCACAAAAGCACAAGACCTACACGCGATCAGAAAAAAAATTAGAAACATATATGCTCGATCACATCGAAGAAAAAATACAGTTAGATGTATTAAAGGCAGAAGGTCGTGTGAAGGCAAGTGGAAACGATGTGGAAAAGAGAAAGAAAAAATTATCCAGTGAGCTGGGAAGAATTAATAAAATGTTTGAAAAAGGCAGGATAACAGAAGAATACTATGACGAAAGATACGAGGCTATATCGAAGGAATTAAAAGAACTATCCCAGACCGCCGCAACGGAAGAACTAGAAACTAAGAAAAAAATACAAAGCAGATTTCCTGACGGTTGGAAAGATATGTATATGCAGTTAGGCGAACAAGGCAAGCAGGTGTTTTGGAAAAGCATTGTAAAAGAAATAAAAATATCCCCCGACACTTACGTGGAGGATATTATATTTTTTTAGTTTTTGTTATACAGTAACTAGCCGTAACCACCAGGTTAAGGTCAGTTACCGTATAACAAAATATGATAGAAATAAAGGAGAAGTAATTATATTATACAAGAAGAAAGAGGACGTTTCAAGCGCCCTCTTTTATTTTTCGCAAAACTGACCGATATTCTCGCGGATACATTGCTTCGATGGCTTTCATGTGTTCGTCAAGCACGCGTAATAAGTGCTCAAAGTCTGCGTTTCGGGCGATTTCTTTAAATTCAGAATCCGGCTCGGAACTGTAAGAGTAGTATGATGTGTTGGAAGATAGTTGGTTCGGTTGCTGATTGCTCATTAAATTATTGCGTACATTGTATAAAATCGAAAGCCGTTCGCAAGTGGCGTAGGTTGTTTTTCCTGCCTCTAATGCCGCAATTTCGGCATTAATTTCGTCCATATTAATCATTGCGGCACTCCTTTCTCTTATCGGTCTAATTCTGCTAATGCTCTGCCTAGTGCTGCCTGATCTGTACTAGACAGATTGCCGTCATGCATCATGTCTTTAATGGTCTCTTTTACCTGCATTTTTGCATCGTTGTAAGAGTAATGCCCTCTCACATAATGCTGGCCTCTACGGGCATTGCTATAATCGCCGTAATCCATGTCAGGATAACGCCCGCGACTGTATCTTCCTGACGTGTCCCAGTCGCCGCCACGGCTGTATTCGCTGCCACCTTCCAAGTACATAATCTTGTCGATGTTTTTAATCGTGTCTGTCAGTTTGTGGACTGCCTCCAAATCTCCAGCGCTCATATCGCCTTTGTTTGAAATCTCGTCCAGCTCTCTGCACATCATCTTTTTTAATTTGTGTAATGATTCCATTTTTCGCCCTCCTTTATGCTACTCTCTCAGCAATCAAATTGCTATTAGCTATATTAATTGCCTGCGTAGATGTATTTTCGACTGCGATTGTTATGCAACATCCGCGCGGCACGTCAATAAATGCCGCCGTAAATACATTAAAATATTCGCCTACGGCTGCAGGTGTTACGATTGCTGTCGCACTATTTAATGGTTCTCCGGCGATTGCCAGTGCAATAGAAATAGGTGTCACAGTTCCACCGGCAGGTATGGCGATATTAGCCCCGAAACTGACCTTATAGCGTGCCCTGCACTGGTTTGTAAGGCCTCTAAGGGTCACAATTCCTGCCCCCTCCCGGTGTGTAATACAGCTACCGCACTTTACGGCTGTCTCTGTGAGCGGTAAATTCTGCCCTGCTGCCACGGTTACGATATTGCTATTGGTAAATTCTGCCACGTTATCACTCCTTTTTTTAATAATAAACGGCGGAACGATTGCCCCGCCGCTATAAGCATCATCGGCACAAGCCGAACAATCCCGTCAACGCAGGAAGCTGCTAATTATAAAATTTTAGCATCCGCAACCGGTATTGCACCCACAGTTACCGTACTGATATGGTGCGGAAACCGGAAAAGCTGGCACTGGTCTAGGGTTGTAATAAGTAAACTGACCCTGCATGTATGCCTTTAAGGTTTCGTTCTGTGACGCCTGAGAAGCCGCTAACTGTGCCGCAAATAACTGCTGATTCTGCTCGGCAATCTTAGCGTCCTTAGCTTCGATTCTCTGCGCTGTGAGGGCATCGAGAATAGCTCTAGCGTTGTTATTCTGGTTGTCAATGATGTCTCTTGTGTTGTTTGCGTTGTTAAAGTTTGTCTGGCAGAAGCCGTTTGTAACTTCCTGCTGGATCGCATTGGTATTCATCGCCATATTGTAGTTAACGCCTGCGATAGCCTGTTTGTTATCACAACAGCACTGTGCTAACTGTGCCTGTAAAGCATTAAAACTCTGCATGTCTGCAATCTGTCCCTGCTGGATTGCGTTTCGTGTATCGTAGCCGTTCTGCTGAATCGTGCTATTTGTTCCTGCAAATCCGTTGAGCAGAGAGGTATTCATCGCATAAAATCCGTCACAAATACCGCTGTTGATGGCATCACCCTTGCGCTCAAGGGAGGAAATACCGCTATCAATCTGGCGCTGTAAGGTTGCAAAATCAGAAGCTAATACATAGTTATCTACCGCGCCTCCGCCGCCGTTATTCCATCCATTTCCGTTTCCCCATCCACAGAAGATGAAAAGGAAAAGAATGATAATCCACCAAGCACCGTTACCCTCGCCAAATGCGCCGTTATTGTTGCCTGTGACTGCCGCCAAATCTGCCGGGCTCATTCCGTCTGTTGTTAATCCCATGAAATCACTCCTTTTTATTTATTTATTTAAAACCCTTTAAAAGGTTTTGAAACTGTGTTGCCATTCCCTGCAACTGGTTATACTGTTGCTGGCTCATTTGCCCGCTATTTAGCAAATTCTGTACTTCTTGCTTCGGGTCCCCTTGAAACTGCTGCCTGAACTGTTGAAACTGCTGTATCATCTGCATTGGATTGAGATTCATTCAATACCCTCCTTTTTAACGTCTCCATTTGCCTTTCTAAGGCGTTTAAGCGTTCCTCATAGTTGATTGGTTGGCTAGATTGTGAAAGCTCCGCTGTGGGCGAATCTGTGCCTTTGCGCTTGTATTCAAACACCTCTAAAAACGGTCTGCCCGTCTGGTCTGCTCTTTTTTCGTAAAAAACTGGTGCTTGACTGTCCCACAGGCGGACAAAAGAATTTGGTGCTACTAAATACGCCTCCGCCGCGCCCTGCCCTTGCACCCAAATCCGCTCATCAGGATTAGATTGCTGTTGCATTTGTTGAGGCGGAGCCTGCTGTTGTTTTAATCGATTTAACTGGTCGAGATAATCCGGTTGTGGGTATTGCGGGTACTGTGGATACTGTTGTGGATATTGTGGATAACCGAACATTTATTTTCCTCCTTCCCTCCAATAGTAGATAGGTGTCATTGCTCCACTGTCCCACGTATCGTAGTAATTGCCGTCAATTACCGCTATAACGTGCCCTGACAGTGCTAAAATATAAGCCCCTTCCGGGTGGTTGTTTGCAAATTCCGAGACAGTACAGGTCATATATTCGTCCGGGATTATATAACGGCTAAATCCATTATCTTTGAGGTATGCGCCCCACACTGCATTAGCCGAGGGCATATCTGACAGCATCAAGCCATACAGTGCAAGCTGTATATATGTTTCTTCCCATGTCTGACCCATAGCCTTTGAGATAGCACGCACAGTACAATCTCCCACTTTTGCCGCCGCTGGGTTAGGATTCCAATATTGATACATCTCTCCGCCCTCCTTATAGTTTTATTATCGCAAAAAAATAAGCGTGTCACCACGAAGGTAACGCGCTTATTTCTCGCATGATTTTTAGTTATCTTTAGTTTCTTAAAGGCTGTTTATGTACGGGATCGTGCCGGGAACTAATAAAATTTTTTCCACGGCGCAACTCCACAGCCCTTGTAATCCTCTCGTGCTTATATCCATTTTCTCGGCGGCTTGCTCCTGCGTTAATCCGTCAAAAAGCAAGTACTGTACAGTTTCGCGCTCCCGTAAAGTTAAGCGGGCGCATGACAAGGCGTAATCAATAAATTGTTTATCGCCTAATCTCCAGAGTTTTTTTATCAAACTTCTGTTCACTGCATCACCTCAAACACGCAAAAATTACGTAAATTTATTTCGTTTTGTCCAGTCCTAAGATAGCTCTAACTTTGTCTGGGAGCAAATCAGGGTTAATTTTGCCGATGTTTTCCACGATGGAACCAAGCTCCATCAGAATAATGTAGACGCACACGCCTGCGGCAATAGGCACCCGAAAGCCCAAGTCTACATATTTCTGGGCGTAGTCGATAAGATACGCAAGCACCACAAGCATAATAGAGCCAAATTTATGATACAATCCTTTCCTCATTTCTGAGGATTTCCACTTGTGGTTGGCACAGGCGGCTACTCCACCGCTAGCCAAATCAAAAACTACAAAAATACAAGTTATTAAGGGTAACATAATATCTACCATCTCCATTCCTCCTTAAAAATTATTTTTCTTTTGTTTTTATAAATTAATTAAAGCCCTCTTTAGTTAATTATTTTCCGTTTTCGATTCTTCTTTTTTATTAACATCCATCAGCTCATTGTACTGTTCCTCTGTGATTCTCCCAACTGCAAAAAACACATCAATCTTATTCTTTAAATCGTCTGTTAGACCATTTCTTTTTTTAAGTTTTAAAAGTGTTCTATATAACATAATCATACCTCCAATTCTGTTAATGCTACTGCATATTCGCTGTTAACGTAAGATTCTGCGGACGTGGTATCCATGTCATAGATGTAGTCACGGTTGTCGCTTAGTTGCTTCTTCACGTAGTTCCAACCGTTAGCCATTGAGATAGGGTAATTGAATGTAGTATAGCCGTCTAGTTGGTCGGATGTGATGAATATGTTGGTTACGGGATGCTTGGTCTTGAGCTCTTGCAAGGATTGGATTTGCTCGGATGTTAAATCTTCTTCTATTGGTGTAGCAAGCTCGTATATTATTTCTGCGCTTAATCTAGTATATTGTTCTAATGTTGCGTATCCGTCCAATCTCATTCTTAGGCTATTAGAGCCATCGCTAGAAATTCCAATTTGACTATTGCTTGTCGTGATTGAATTAAACTGTGCTAAATTACATAGTGCAAATACTTCAGTAATTGTCTTTGGCTTCGCACTAGGAAGATTGTAGGTGTAGAATGGACTACTACTACTACTTAACCTACCATTTTTGCTTAAAGGTTCTCTCTTAACACATCTCACAACTTTTCCACGCTCCACATCCACATAATCCGCAACATACTGCTGTCCGTTGATTGTGACGTTACCATCACTTGAGACTGGAATTGCATTAAGGGTGATTGGTAACTGTATGGTCTGTTCTTTGTATGGTTCGTAAGTTGTTGCGTTTTCGGATAATTCTATCTGTGCTTTATCTTTTTCTTCTGTTTTAATGTCAAATCTGACATACATTGTCCCAGTTGGAACTTGACCATTATTTTTATTAACAGTAGAAATGAATTTATAATCTTTGTCATATGCACATAATGACATTGAAGCGTTAAATGAAATTTTTTTGCCACTATACGGAAAAGGTATATACTTCTCAGTGGCACAATAATTTCCGCTCAACGATTCATACATAGCACCTGTGTTGGTATCTATCGCCCTGTTTGATATAATTGGGAATTTTTTAGAATCAAACAAATTCTTCCCACAAATCTTAATAGCAGGGTTTACCACGCTTTTAATCTCAACTGGATTTTCGACTGATGGTGTTCCATCCTGTGATGACTTGCCATACAGCATCATATCCATAATTTTGCCGCTATCAGAATCGGCAAGATGGGTTTCGCCTTGATTTGATGCATAGAACTTTGTAATTTTGTTGGATAAATCTTCCGTTAGATTACCAATTTGCTTTCTAACCGCTTCCCCAGCTGTTCCATATACAGCACCATCTTCCCCAACTCTGATGTCTGAAATTTCTTTTGAACAGTCAGAGATCTGTGCCTTTCCTATCCAGTCAAGAACGTAGCAATTAACATCTGATACCGGGGCCCTGACGCTAGCTTGTAAACCGGGGGTTCCGTAAAAACTTACAACATCATCTCCTTTTAAATACAAAATATATGCTATAATTTTAGTTTCCTCTGTGCTTTGCGCAACTATTTGCCAGGCGTTATACCTTTGCGAAACATCATTTATGCGAGCTTCTATATCTAGTTTCCCGGAACCACTTATAAATATCCTCAATTCAAATATATATAAACCTTCTTTTAAAATTTTTACTTTTTCATTTGATTGTTTTTCTGCAAAATCCAGTGTCCCCTCTTGAAAAATTTTACATATAGGCATTTCGTGTTTTCCACTTGTTCCTTCGTAATTATAAGAATCATCTGGGTCCGGGTCACCTGTAATTGCATTTCTATACGCATGAAAAACCAAATTTGATTGTGTGTAATTTCCTGTAAAGGTCTGTGACGTCGCTAGCTCGTCAATTCTTCCTTTTTCAATTTTTAGCCTTTCAACTACTGCCGCAACTGAGTCTGGATGCCCTGTTGCATCCTTATAGCACTGCTGTATGCCGTCATAAATGGCTTGCCGCATGTCTTTCCCTTTGCGAGCGTTCTTTATTGTGTTTAAAATATCTGTAATAAACGCCATTTTTATTCCTCCTGTTCTATTCGTTTCCACGCATAGAGAGATAGTTGACTGCTGGTTACTATACTATCAAATAATTCCCACGTTCCCCCGAGAATTGCGGTTGGGCTTACGTTATTTGTAGTGCAATAAATGGAGCCTATTGGATATATTTTTTCGATTGTATCGGCTGTGGTATTTTTTGCCGTTTTCAACGCTTCCTGCGCTGTCTGTTGCGCTCCATTAGCTGTCTGTTGCGCTCCATTAGCTGTCTGTTGCGCATTGACCAGTAATTGCTTGATGCTCTTATCTGCCCCTCCGTTTCCCGTCAAAGTGTTGCCTGTATAGCCAAACGTATATTCTGTTTGCGATGGGTCTAAAAAATTGTAAACAATTTTATTACAGTCAAAATACTCGTTGATGCCGTGCGGCGTAGAAATAACTTTGACTTTGTCGCCCAACTTAATATCATCCGTGCTTACGTTTAGTAAATGTAAATTTGCGGCGGTGACTGTAAGGGAAAGTGAGTTTAAATATCCGCTTTCTACATCCTTTTTGGCCGCCGCAAGTAACTTGCTTGCAATATATATATCGTCATACTGCTTTGTTTTTGTGATGCGTCCAAATAGTTTGATTCCTTCTTGTGACTCTACATAATCTTTTCCATCGTTTGCCTTTTTTATTGTCAATCCTTCGGCTCCAACTGGGATGAGCACAGTATAAACATCGTCAGCTGTGATATTTTCTGTTAAATCTAACAAGTTACTACCAAATTCAATGGTTTGCTGCGAAGTTCGCTCAAATTCTTTGAGGTAATCGAGATACCGGGTGCCGCCAGATAGTCGCGGCACGATGTATCCGGCTGTATTCTCGTTCTCTGTTAGTTTGTCAGTCATTTCTGCATACGTTGTTGCATAATTTTCATTCGAGCGAACTATTGTGTCATTGCTATCCGTAACCGTCACACGCCCGACTGTAAATTGCTTGCTCTTTTCTACTTGCTCATTGTGATTATTTATATACTGCGTAAACAGTTCTTTTACTCCACCTTTAAAATTATAAGGGCGTTGAATGCTATCTTGCAGAAATCCTAATTCGCCCTCACAATATAGTTCTTTCTCAAGTAAAAAATTGCTCTCTTGGTGCAAAATTCTGCCCCGAAAGATTTCCTCTTCGTCCTGATACGCATATATAAAATCCGTTAGCCTCTTTAATCGTGAATAAGCAGGATTAAGAACTGGGACAGTTATCTCCAGCACGGCCGATTTGTTTGCCTCAACGGTTAATTTTGCGCTCTCAAGAGCGTAATCATTTTGCAGAGGGTCATATAGTAGACCCGAATCCGCTTTTATCGTATACACTACAAATGACCTCCTTTGTAATCTACTGACACAGTGCCTTTTCCTGCGAAAATAATCGTTGTATCTCGCGTGATTGTTAAGCCTGATATTGTACTACGTCCTTCTGGTAAACTGTAAGTTTTGCCATATATTTCTACTGTTACGCTGCCCGCTACAATAAACTCAGGGGATTCGGGCATATCTGCTGCAAAAATTTCAAGCTCATATGTTCCGTCAATTTCCAAATCTTTGTACTCTCTTGCCACATCCGTATCAAAATCAAATGGATCCCACAGCCAGTCTTCTAAACTAGATTTTAATTCGTATTTAAACGGTTCGCAGGTAGCTTTAATTGTAATAGTTGACGAAAGTCTGTCAGATTCCCACGACTCCATTTCACATCGTCCCATATAATAGTAGCTGGGGTCTTCATCCATAATAATTTTCAGTCTTTTGCCATGTACATCTCTAGCAATTTCGCTGTATTTATTAGACCAATCTTCGCGCTTGCCTATATACAAAAATTTCCATGTTATCTCACGGTTTCGGTAGGTTGGAAACCCAGTCAAGACCTCCGTAAAATCCAATGTAACGTTAGAGTAAGGGATTTCTACGTAATTCGTGTTGGTTTCAGGTAAACCGATTTCGGGGCGAATAGAAGGATAAACGCCCCAGTCTTTTGTTGAGTGCTTATCTCCAAACTGTGTGCCGTATATCATTCTACTCACCTCCTACTGTTGTTAGCCTGAATCTGCCCTAATTGCCTGTCAATATAAGGAGCCATCATTTTTGCCATACCACGCGGGTCATATCCTTCCGCGCCAAAGTTGGGAAAATATTGCCGCATAAGCTCCAAAATAGCTGCTAAAAGCTTTGACACGTTATCATTTACCTGCCCTGTCGCAGTCCTTTGCGCGTTGTAGCCTGTGCTCCAATCGCCTGCCAGCAATGCATTGCTACTTAGCGTAGATAATGTGCTATAGACGCTATCTGCGTTGTTTTCGATGCCCCGTGCGATTCCAAGAGGGATAAATTTTCCAACTTGGTTTGCAAATACACGGGACGGACTCTTGATTTGTAGAGACTTTTTAGACGTAGAGACAACGGAGTTCATAATGTTCTTAACGGCATTATTTAATTCGCTGTATTGTGATTTGATGCCCTTACTCATGCCTTTTACAATATTTTCCCCGATTTTTTTCGCGTTAGCTCTGGTCTTGGAGCCTAGCTTTTTGAGGTTTTTATTGTAAGCGTCCTCAAGCTTCTGTACTTGGTTGCCTGCGTTTTTAATCAACGTCTTTATCTGCGCCTCTGTGGACGCTTTCAAAACGTCGTTTTCACTGACTGCCTCTTTTAATGCAATACTTGATTTTTTATTATACAGCTTCACAAACTCGGAAAATTCCTTGTCCGTCATGTTTGCAATAGCTTCTAAAAATCCTGTATCCGTTACATCATAGCTGGTTAAATCGTCGTAGATTGCCCGGTTGCTCTTGCCTAGCCGTTTCTTAATTTTATCAAGTGTATTACTGTAGTCCGTTAATCCGTCAACGTGGGTTTGCAGATTGTCAAGAATCGTGTCGGCATCCATGTCGGCGGTACTTTTGTTTAGCGAAAAAGCCGACGTGAGTTTGGTTGCACTAAATAGCGTATCCTTTCGACTCGTTACCGCATCGTCGTAGGTTTTTACAACCGCCTGAATGTCTGAAATAAGCTGTTTTTGTACGCTGCTTATATCTGACTTAAAAGTTGTGTTAAGTTTTTTCACATCTTTATTGTACGTTTTCTTTGCAGATGTAAATTTACTTAACGCCGAACGATATGCCGCCGTGCCCTTCTTTGCGTGCTTTAAAATCGTTTTCCAGTACAGCACTTCTTGTTTTTCGCTGATTTTGTTACTATTTTTTAATTTAGTAACTTTTGTTGACGCCGCATTAACAAGTGCACGCGTTAACTGTTCTCCCGAATTTTTTCTTGATTTCTTTTTGCTCTTATTGTTTGCCTTTTTCTGCGCTTTGCTCACGGATTTATAAACAGCATTAGCCAGTTTGGCTCCCGCGCTAGTAGCCTTTTTGGTATTTTTTGTAATACCCTGTGCCATACCTGCGACAATTTGTTTTCCCACCTCGTCTCTAAACTTACGAGACGGGGAATGGATTCCCAGTGCGCTTTTAGCCGCCGACAACGCTCTCTTTGCCGCTCTCTTTGCCGCACTGATAACCGCTCCTACTCCGCCGGAGATACCATTAGCAATTCCTGATACGACGTTCTTTCCGACTGCGCTCCACCCAGCTTTAAATGCCCCCTTGATGCCACTGACAGCCTTTCTGGCAAATCCTAACAATTTGCTTGGCAGACTGGAGATTGCTTGCGCTATTGCTGACACAATGTTTTTAGCCACGCCACGTAAAGCACCTACTCCGGCAGAAAATGCCGATTTAAGCCCCTGTACACCTTTACTGCCTAGTGACTTGAGTGTAGACGGGAGACTTTGCAATGCTCCTTTGATGCCTGTCACAACACTCTTAGCCGCCCCTTTTGCGGCTCCTATCATTTTTTTAATGCCATTTGCAAGACCTTTTGTGACCTTGCCGCCTAGTGACACCCAGTTAAACGCCGTAACAACTGCTACAATCGCCTGTATAATTTGCGGAATGCTGGCAATTAGAGAAGGTATTGCCTGTATAATGCCTGACACAAGGGTTACAATAATTTTTAATCCTGTTGCAATTAATTTCGGTGCATTGTCGTTAATAATATTGGCTATATTAGTAACAATTTGCGGAATATACGTTATTAACGTAGGCAGGCTGTTAGCTATGCCCTGTGCAATGTTTAAAATTAACTGCAATCCCGCATCAATTAATTGTCCTGCGTTCGCCCGAAGCTGTGCGGAGAATTGTGTCAGCATCGGAAGTGCCTGTGCCAAAAAGTTTGGGATACCTTGCGCCATGCCACTAGCGATAGTTGTCAGCAGGTTGACTCCCACGGACGTAAGCACGCTTAACCCCGTGGAAATTGTCGAAGCAAGGTTGTTTAATAGCTGACCGACTGCACTTGTGATACCACCGGAATTTTGAGCAACGCCCGAAATCAACCCGTTTATAAGGTCGCCGCCGATTTTTGTCAACCCCGGCAACTGACCACTAAAATTAATCGCATCTTGCGCCAGTTTGGAAAAAGCTCCACTTATGCCGCCGGATTCCATCGCCTCAGCTAATCCACTAACCTCGCTTGTTACGCCTTTGATGGCACCACGGATAGTGCCCGAAAAAGTATTGTAAAAACCCAGTTCTAAGCCCTCTGTAGCACTAGATAGCAAGGTTATATCACCTTTTAGATTGTCTAGCTGTGTAGCCGCCTGCTGTGCCGCGGAGCCGGAAGAATCCTGTATTCCCTTCCAGAATTTTTGTACAGTCGCATCACTTGATGCGGTCATTTTGTTAAATGCCTGTAAGCCTTGCGTTGTAAAAATCGTAGCAAGAGCGTTATTTTTTTGCTCTGCTGTCATGCCCTGCAAGGAGCCGTTAAGCTCGTCTACGAGGTCGTTAAAATCTTTTGCCTCGCCGTTTGATTTATAGGCAGACACTCCTAACTGGTCTAAAGCTTTTGATGCGTTATCAGTCGGAGTATATAAGTCTGCCATTGCCCTATTTAATGCTGTAGATGCCTCAGAGCCTGTTACGTTTTGCTCTGCCAAGCGGAGCAGGGAAAGTGTAACACTGTCCGCCGATTGTCCGTAGTTTTTCGCTGTGGCGGCAGAACCGGAGAAAGCCTCTCCAAGGCCTCTTACGTCCGTATTGGCAAGAGTAGCACCCTTTGCCATTAAATCGGCATAGTAAGATGCATTACTCATCGAGTCACCAAAGCCTTTTACAGCTCCGGCAGTATACGATGCCGATTCTTCTAGGCTCATAGCACCGGCAGAGGCAAGGTTAAGTACCGTTCCGATTCCGCTAATCTGTTCATCCGCCGACAAGCCAGCCTGAGCAAGGATGTTCATTCCTTCCGCCGCTTCCGTTGCGGTGTACTTCGTTGTACGCCCCATTTCCTCGGCTTTGGCCTTGACGTCTCCTATTTTGTCTACGGTTGTACCCATGGTAGCCGCTACCTGAGACATCGCAGTATCAAAATTCATCCCGGAGTCTATTGACGTTTTTGTAAATGCGGCGGCGGCGGCAGAACCAGCCGCCATAGCTGTTTTAGCCACTTTCCCGACTGTTTTAAATGCCCCGCCGATTTTTGATGTGGACGAGCTGGCGTTACCTTCTGCGTCTTTCAGCCCCTTCTTATATGCGGTGTCTTTGATTGCCAGAGTGACAAACAATTCCATCACATTCAATCACTCATCACCACCAATCCGGCTTTTTTAATGACGTCTGCGGCTATTTCTTCGCCAGTCCTTGTTGTTGTTTGTTTTTTATTGTTATCAATTAAATCAAAAAATGAGACAGAAAGATAATTTCCGCCAAATGCCTGTGAAACGCTCTCGGTTATATCTCTCAATCCATCGGTTATATACCGTTTGTAAATTAGTTCCTCTGCATCATCTAAAATCTTAGATTTGACGTACAACAAGAATCCCTTTACGCTTCTTCCTCTGTATTCTCCTGCACATCGCCAGAGCGTCCTCCTGTTGCGCTTATTGGCGCTGAGAAAAAAAGCTGACGTACCTCTGGATCGTTGACAAGGTCAACAACACCTTTGATAACATCCATTAATTTGTGCGTTTTCTTGTATTCCTCGACGCTCTGTAATTCAAACGCTGCTAAAATTCCAATTACATCATCTTTGTGCGTTTTTAACAGCTTAGGAGCTGTTTTAGCCCCTCTAGCAAAGACTTTGATGTATTTCTCCCCTTCCTGCGGTACAAGCTTTTGGCAAAGTTCAAGTGCCACGTCGTCATCTACGATATTGCCGATATATTCAAGGGAATTTGCAATGGCTTCTAATCCCTGTTCTGCTGTTAAATCTGATAATCTCATGCTTTACCTCCTACGCCGCTTCGCCTGTTTTGATATAGACCTCGTAAGGTACTGTCTCTATGTTCTCAATGCTGTAATGCCCTGTGTATTCGAAGTCAAAATTGCCTTTTGCCTTATCGTCAGATTTAACCTTGAAACCGCCCGTTGAAAGCGCGTTCATGATTTTAATTGCGATAAATCCGGCGGAATCCCCGGAATTTTCGTCTGAATAGTCACCAATCCACCAAATATCCTTAAAATCTTCTGCTTTTAAATCTGCTCTTGGTGTAATTTTATTCCCTGCTACGTCTGCCGCCGCCATAAAGCTTTTAGCCTGTGCGGTATCCATGGTAACAGCTGTACCTGATAATTTTACTTCGATAGATTCGATTTTTTTTAATTCCTTCGTGTTTTCAGGCACGTTGTCAATGTCTTCGCCAAAATCGGTAAAAGATGGCTCTGCGCTAAATTCGCAACCACCGCTGGTGGCCATAAGGATATTGGCTGGTGTTATAGCACCTGTTTCCGGCTCAAAAGTTGATGCGATAATACCAGCATTAAGCTGGATTTTTTTAAAAAGGTCAGAAGGTACCTGTGTATACTTCATTTGCTCACCTCATTAAATAGTTATAAATTGCATAGTTATTACTGTGTATCTGCGTACTATTGACGAGTCAGCCTCATCGACTAAAGGAGTCCAGGGCTGGTCTTGCGACAGAAAAATGATTCCATCATCGCACTTGACCGTGGTTCCTCCTTGCAATCTGTCACTGATTTCTTTTGCCTTTTTGTTCGGAATTGCCTCTGATTCTGTGTGGTACCATACGTTTACAGTGCTGGCGGCGGCTGTACCAGTCCACCAGTTGGCTGTAGTTGGTTCGTATGTGATAAAAGGAAATGCGGTATCCTTCGGCACCCTGTTAGACGGATACGCAGTTATGCCGAAAGACGACCAAAATTGATACAGTGCCGCTGTCGGGGTCATGACGTTAACTCCCACTTTTCCGCCATGACCTGGGCTATGTCTAAATTAGACGACGCAGGGGTTTCTTTTTCTCCTGCATTTGATGTAACTCTAAAAATTTTTCCGTCTTTTGTTTTTAATACATCGTGATAGCTCAGCTTTACTGTTTTAGCTGTAGTAATTGTATATGTTGCTGTTACGCCCTCTTTTTCTGCCACTCTGGCAGACATAGAGGTATCTCGGACTATTGCCGCCTGTATTTTAGCACCTTCCACCCACTCGGTGATAAATCCACCTTCGCCGTCAGAAGTGCGTTTTTTATCCATGAGTATACAATCCTGCAAAAATTCGTTGATTAAACTCATGCCATTTTCCTCCATGGGTTCAGGCGCGCCCTAAAGGCATCTTGCCAAGTGTAAGCCTCGCCCTTGCTATTTGTCGCTCTACTGTATGAGTAGCCGCCGAATGACTCTGACTGATATACTCCCGAATTGCCGTTTTTCGCCTGCCACTCGCTGATTTCGTCCACCAATGACAAGAACAATTTAGGGATAGCCAGTGGAACAACCACGCCAACAAATGTCTCCTCTTGCAATGGGGCAATATCGCCTTTATGATACTGGTAGACCCCGTCATTGAAGATAGAGCCGCTTATTAAATAATACTGCCCGTCTTGTAGCGGGAGACGAATCGCGGTAGCAGAATAACGCAGGTCTTTAGTATCTTCCGTCACACCTACATCAAAATCAAGCGTGTCAAAAATCCAATCTCCGATTGTTATTTCTCCCGTGATTGCCGCCCCCTTGACTGGGAAGAAATTGTGAATGTGATTCATGATTTCATAAAGCACTCAATCATCCCCTTTTATTTTGCGACTGCCTCTGCGGCTGCCTCTGTGGCTACTACAACACCGTCAAGTCTTTCCGCTAACAGTACAATGCCACTGATTACGGTATCGGATGCTGTAAGATTTGTGTAATCTGCCGTCTCGTGGATACCAATATAGCCTGTCTGATCTGTAGTAAAATTAAAAGCTTTGCTAAGTCCTGCGCTTGCAGCGGAAACGTAATAAAGCACAATATTATCCTTTGCTGTTGCGTAAACAGTACCCTTCGGAACAGACGAGTTTAAAATAACTGTTCCCAGACCTAGGAAGTTTTCAATATACGTCATTCCGAATGCTGTCTGTGTGGAAATCTGTGCACTTTCAAGGTAATCTGCTACGTCCAGCTGATTTACAAAAAACACAGATTCGATTTCATCGTCTTCGAACAGAGCCTGTAATTTTCCCCATGCCTGTGCCAGTTTACCTTGTAATCCTTTTCCCTGAATCTTTGTAGTCCCAGTCCCGAGGAAGTCAAAAAACTGTTTTCTGATAGCTTTCTGCACGTCTTTGAGCATTCTGTCAGTAGTCATATCAACCGCCTGGTCGAATCCCTTTTCAATGATTGCTTCTGCCGTTGTGGCTTTTCTCCACTTCTTGAGGGTAATTTCGCCCCAGTTTTTAGCTGTTGTTTTATATTTAGAAAGTGGAATTGTCTCGCCTTCTGCAACGTCTCCGCTTTCGAGGGTACCTGTTGCCTTATATGTTTTGAGGACTGTTCCATCCTGCTTCTGAATTTTTCTTGTGATTCCCAGCGCTTCTGTGAGTTTTTTAATGCTTTCGGAAAAAATTTCGACAAATTCCTGTTCTCTCGCCCACGCAAGGTCGGTGCTGGTAATTAATTTTTCATCTGCCATATCTTTTTACTCCTTTTCTGTTCTTGCAAACGCTTCTTTGTTTGCGATCATGGCGGCGCGCCTTTCTTCTCTGTCAGAAATTTTCATAATTTCATCGCGAGTCATTTTTCCTGGCTCACTTTTTGGAGGATTAGACACGTTCGCGCCTTTAGTTTCTTTAGTTGTAATATAGTCGGCATACGCTTCTTTGATGCCTTTTTCTACTTCTGTCGCATTCTCAAATTTGCCGTCAGTTCCGATTTTTAAATTATCAATAGTCTCTTTTGACGCTTTTAACGCAAGGTTAATTACTTTACTGGACACGCCGGAATCTTCAAGCATCTTTTTGTATGCGGCTTCTTTCGCATTGTAGGACGCTTTCTTGTCCTGTTCGGCTTTGTAGTTCTCAAAACCTGCGTGTTCTTTCTCATACTTGCCTTTCCAATCATCCTTTTCGTAGTCCTCCAATTTCTTCTGGAGGCCTGGAACTTTCTCTGCATCCTCTTTGTATTTACTAATCTCGTTCTTGAGACCTGTAACAGTTGCGGAGTGTTCTTCGATAATCGCGGAAACTTGTTCATCTGTAAGTGTCATGCTCTTTAAAAAAGCTCTTGTTAATGCCATTTGATTGCTCCTTTTCTTTGAGGGATTTCTTTCCCTAAATGACTTTATATGTAAATCGCAGTACTTCGCGATTACTTTCTAAACGTTTTTGCGGCTTTAAGGGATTTTGCCCCAAATTTGCCGTCAATTTTTAATTTACATTTCGACTGGAAAATACTAACCGCATCTTCCGTCTTTTCTCCGTATTTGCCGTCAATTTCTAATTTTGAGCCAATAGCCCAGTTTAAAAACTTCTGCAATTTTTCAATTTCCCCTCTTGTGCCTTTTAATACTGTAATACCGTCTAAAAACGTATAGTAGCCGCGTGGCGGCAATTTAGGGAATTTTCCGGTGTATTTACCTTTTTTTGTTGTTTCTTCCTTCTGCTCCACCGCTGGGAAGTCATGATACAAAATATTTAAATCAAAATTTCCACCGTTGCCGGTTGAAACCTTGGTTGGAAACACACCAGAGCTGGTATACTGCCATGCCATGAGATCAGGCACGTTTGTAGGCTTATAAGACTTGTTTGGTGTCGCTTTAAATGCCATGAGGTTATAGCCTTTGTAATAACGTGCAATCCACCAGTTTTTACAGTTAACTTTGTTTTTATCAATATGCTCCGCAAAGTATGATTTACCAGTGTAAACGCCAAATTTATAGCCTCTTGACTCAACGACAGTCTGTGCCGCATTAATAATCTCAGCAATTTTTACTTTACTCAGCCTCGCCTGCACTTTATCCTCGATATCGAACCAAACGCCGTACTTAAAATGCTTTTTGCTGATCTTGTCGAGGATGTCGCACACAAGTTCCATGTCTGACTTAGCTTTTGCTACGGTGGTAGCGTATGTGTAGTTGTATACGCCCCATGGGATGCCTAACTCCTCACATTTTTTGTAGTTTGCCTCAAACTTCTTATCTTTGCCTAAATCCTTGCGGATAATCTTAATGATCGCACCATCACAACCGTATTTCTTTACTTTTTTCCAGTCGATTGTGCCGTTGTATACCGACACGTCAATAATTTTCTTCTGTGCCATATATCCTCCTATTCTGAAAACACCCAGTCTTCCGCAAGCATATCTGCCTGAGAAGCAAGCCACCCCATCTGCACTCCTGATGTTCCGACAAATGCGATTGCCTTGTTTCCGATTGCATCATGTTCGCAATTTACAATATCTCCCGCAGGTGTTTTGTAGGAAATCCCGCTTGCAAGCTGGATATACTGTCTTTTTCCGTTCCACCCTTTTCTTGCTACTTTAAAGCCACGTTTTAAATATTTAATAGCTTCGCCAAAATTAAATTCAGCTTCGCCGCCTAACTGGGGACAATTATTTTCGTCTGCAATCTGCCATTCGTCTGATGCAATGTTGCCGAAGGTGTACAGTGGTCTATCTGTCTGGCGAATATCTAACACTTCACCATCCTTTGTGTGCATAGCAATGCTTTCGCCTTTTTCGTCCAAACACCAGTAGCCACCCCAAGATGGGAGCTTTACCGCTGCGCCCTGTCTCATTAATTCCCATGCTTCTCTAAAATTCATGTTGTCACCCTTTCCATCTCAACACGTACAAAATTTTCTGGTTGCTGTTAATAATCCTGTGTATCTTTTTATAAATACCGCCTGCTTTTCCTGTGTTAGTGCTAGCCTTTCCGGCATCCCACCACACCATTTTATTTCTCTCGTTTATCCCTGCGAAAATATTGGTATGCAGGCGGTAAAAGCAAATGTCTCCCGGTTTTAATTTGTTTTTATAATCCCGGAGTAATTTATTTACTTTTATCAATCTATATCGTTTTGATATAGCCGCTTTTGTTCCTGCGCCCTTATAGACAACTGTTCCATTCCTGTTGCAATAAAACAGTTGCCCCGGTTTGAGGATGCCTAACTGCTGTAAGCAATAGCATACATACGACGCACAATTACTTACCTTTTTCTTCTTTGCACCCGCCCAGCTATTCGCCACGTTCTGCGAGTATTTAAATTTTTTATCAACAAAATACTCTGCCGTTTCCTTTGCCTTGACGAGTAAAGACAATCTGTCCATTATCCCATCGCTCCTTTTAATTCGTCTGCAATGATTGCTGTGTATTCTTTTGCGTAATTTGCCGCCGCCGGTTTTAAATACGGCTGTGCCCTCTGGCCGTTTGTGATGTGCCACTGCCCTTTATCGTCCTGATAAGTCCATGGGGTCTTCCGTCCCCCTTTGTAGTACACGCCAGTTCCTAGTTCTACATAGGCGGCGTATTCTTCGTTACTGCCTATTGTTTCCGTGAGGTTATCCAAGTCGGTCTGATGTGTAATACTATTTCTCAACGCGCCTGTATCGACCGGGCAAAGGTCTTTTGCGTGCCCTTCTGCGGCGGCTCCTGCCTGTTCTAACGCTCTTGCAAGTGCCATCGTGGTCTTGAGTATTACTTCGTCTACGTGGCTCACAACATCAATATCCGCCATTATATTCGCCCCCTTTGCGTTGCTAACCATTCGTAATAGGTCATGTCTTCTATAACCTCGTTTCTGCCTGTCTCTGGGTTTCTGACGCGTATCATTCGCGGCTGTGCCAGTTCGGCAGGCAGTACAGTTCTCTGCGTACAACGACAGTTATAAACTTCCGCCGGGATTCCGCTTGGGTCTCCCGGATACATGAGGCCATTGGAGTAAGCCATATTAAACGGTACTTCTTCACCGTCTAATGCCCTGTGACTGTCTCGTGTCCTCAAGTCCTTTGTTGCTGTCCAATGCTTAACTACATCAATTCCCATCTGGTAGGCTTCCTCGTATGCCGCCTGCCTGCCTCCGTTCTGCGCTCCTGTGAACGCTGTGCGGGCGTTTCTAATTGCGGCAGTATGATTCATACCTGTAACGTCCTGAAATCGCCCTGCGAGCTTTTTTATGCTGTCACCCTGTAAAATTCCTTGCAATAGTGCATTTTGCAATTTCTTCTTGTTCCAACGCACATCCTTGCTTTTTAATACCCTACGCGGTGGAAGAATCTTTTGTTTTCTGACCGTCAGCCGCTTAACTGTGTGCTCGTCAATCAAATTAAATGCAATATCTCCAATTTCTTTTATCTGCTTATCAGGCATAAGAGATTTAATCATGTAGGCCTCAAAGTTATGATTAAGGGCAATCACAAGAGAGGTCTTCTCGTTGATGTATGCCGCGGCAATCTCATTTGACTCTGTCAGCCGCCGCGCCATGTCTTCACGGAGTGCTTCCCACCTCTGCCCTCTGCCATACTGATTTATCAGCCATGCTTCAAACTCTTTCTTGGTGTACTTCCCTGCCTGGTATGCCGCATATTCTTTAGTGTACCGGCGGGAGAACTGTTTAAAATAGTTTCTCGCTTTGCCGTCAAGTTCTTTTTCGGCCTGCTTATATACGTCTTTCAGCCGTTTTTCTAACTTTTGTAACTCCTGCTCTGTCCACTTGTCGGATGGATACATGGTTATTCATCCCCTTCCGGGTTATCTTCCGGCGCATCTGGTTCAGGTGGCTCCGTGTAGCGGCTATATGATTCTTCGTCTAATTTTGCAAGGATGTCCGGCACTTCCTCCGGTGCAACAAACGGTAATTTTTTCAGGATGGTTTCTTCGTCCAGATAATTAGACGCCTCAAGAATCATGTCTGTTCGTTCTTTCTCGTTACTGATTCTGTTCCGCTTAAATTGTGGTTCGTCATCAATCCCTGCAAGCTCCAGAATCTTCTCGATCGCATCGCCCACGAAGTACTCAAAATCGTCCGCGTTATCGTCTAATGGTTGGTACGCAGCGTCGATATGGTCGTTTGTTGCTCCGGCGGCTATGGCGTGTACATCCAACGCACCGAAGTCCTCATAAATTTCTGACCGCATCTGCGTGAGAAACTCTTTTCTAGCGGTATATGGCGGCTCTTGTGTGTATGCCTGTACCTGCCCCTCCTCGGCCTTTGCGATATGCTGAAACTTGAGCCGATCTCTAAACTCTGCCAGCTCGTCGTCTGTCATGCCATCGGCGTTAGAGATGAGCCAATACATCTGTGCGCAGTCGTCTAAATCATTGGCAAAACCACTTTGCACTGCGTCGTAAGCATCAATCTTCGACTGCATCCCCCTCAGGGTGCTTATGTGTCGCTTGTTGCCAAACATCGGTACAATGGGGAGGCTGCTATAGTTTTCTTCCCCGATGATTTCGGGTTCCAGATTGTTTGCAGTCTCGATTCTCTGTCTGTATGCCCGTTTGGGAGCGGTCTCTTTTAATTCTCCAAATTTACTTTCTGCGCTGTAGGTTGTATAGCCATCTATTTCGTACAGCACAACCTTAAACGGCTTCTGTTCGTCCAGCTGCCAGAATCTTATGCCCGCCATCAACGCCCCTGTGTCCTCGTCCCACATCGGGGCGAACTGCGTAAAGGGAAATTCGTGCACGTGGTCTACATTCCAGAACAAGAAGGACTGACCATGGATTAATGCATTGTATGCCGCCTCTTTGATTCTTCTGTCAAACTGTTTGCCCAGTTTATCCTTGACACTCATGTCATTAAAAAAGACACCGTTTCCCAGACTGTATGAGCAGCGCTGTGTATTTAATTTGTGAAAGAAATTGGAACATATCTGTGCGTTAGATGAGAAATTATCCACCTTTTTTTGACCTAATAGAGTGTAATAAACACGCTGGAACCGCAAGATGGTCTCATTTTCCTGTGCATCGTACTTATCCGCCTTTAGTGCCTCTTTGTATGCTCCTGTACTCTCGTGGAATTTTATAAACTGATTTATAAATTGCCCTTTGTCTTTTGCGGCAACAAAATCTTGATATGATAGATACATTGTTATCACCCTAAAATTGATTTGTATTGTATTGTTCGGCTGCGCTTGACGAGTTTTAATGTTTTTACAAGATACCTGATAGCATCCATTGCGTGGTCTGACTGTTTTATAACTGCGTCCCTGCCTTTGTCAGCCGCTGTTGGGTCCCATGCATAGATGCCAAATTCCTCGATTGTGTGCGTGCAAGACGGGTCAAACGATAATTTGTCTTGTGTCAACATTGTTTCAACGTCTGCTATCCCATCGTTAACAGTGTTATCTGCCTTTTTGACCTTATGCCCTCTGCTGCGCAACTCTACGATGAGAGCGGCGGCGGATGGGTCAGCAATCACCAAATCATCTTTCTGCCCGTTTAGCGTGTCCTCTAGTCCTTTTACTAGCTCGCTGACCGGTTTCATTCGGTTGTTTTCTCTACCTGAGTAGTAGTACTCTTTTATGCAGTGCCAGTTGCCAGTATCTACTCGTTTCTGCCAGACTAGGAAGACGGTAGCGTTCTGCATACCAAAGTCGGAGCTAACAATTATCTCTCCGCTAGTCTTTGCTTTACAGACATGTCTTTCCTCAGAAAACATATCGTACACAAGCCCTTCGGCTACTGCCCAGTTGCCTAGTATGTATCGTTGATACCTGTGTGTCCCTGAGTACTCTTTTATCAGTTCGTCTACTACCGCCGGAGGCAGGCAGCCATCATGTATGTTGTACGCCTGCTGGAATATATCTGCATCGGAATCCAGAAAGCCCTTAAACCAGTGCTTTGGTCCCGCCGGGTTGCACGTCCCATCGAAATGACTGTGTGACGTTCTGAGACGAGATTTCAACATCTCGAAAACTTCTTGGTTCCAGGTCGTCACCTCATCGCCGTAAGCATACTCAATCGTCGCTCCCTGTATTCTTGCAACGTGCTTCTTATTGTCGGCACCTAATGCATATACTTTTTTGCCAAATAGCTGTACTGTATTGTCACTGCGTATTTCGCCAACTAACTCTTCGCCCCATATCTCTCGCATAGGGTCAAGTATGTTACGTTGCAGTGTGCCTCTGGTGTTTCCCAGCATCACAGCCCGCCCTAATCCTTTTAGGTGTGTCAGACGTTGAGGAATTACGACTGCGTAGTCAACAAAAGATTTCCCGGAGCCTGTCGCCCCGGTCTTTACGTTCCAACGATGGTTGCAACCTTGCAGGTATTCTGCCTGCTTGCTAGTCAATGACACTATTGACACCCCCAAGAATCTCAATAGCTTTCGCCAGTGCTTTGTCGCTTGCACTCTCTGACTGCGGCTTATCACGCCATTGTTCTGGTTTTCTGTTCTTTAGCCAAAATATCTGCGCTGTTGTATCTGGCGCAACGTGCTTCTTTGTTACTTTTCGCTCCGTCATTACTCCGCCTTCGTACTTTTCACTCGTCTCCTCGTAGCTGTACCCTAACGCCCGTTGTAACAGGCTTTTTTCCACCTGCCTGTCCACAACATCCTTTCCCTTTTTTAAGGTATCGGCTAAAATTGGAAATTTTTTCTTCCATGTATACAAGGTATCTGGGTTAATACCGATGTTTGCCGCAATCTCTTTGTCTGTGCATCCATCTCGTGCCCATCCCTCTAGTTTGAGCAACCCTTCTTGGGTCAGCCACTCCTGGTATTTACTTATCCCATTTTGGGGGTCACCTCCTAAATACAACCATAACCCCGTAATGGATTGTTTACGGGGTTATATGAAAGGAAATAAAATATGAAAAAAATCGTTTACACCAGTTGCATAGCGCAACTAGATACAAGTATAAGGAATTGCACCTTAACAGCCGCCGGGGTAAGACTAATAAGCGGCTGGTCTCTAAACACTTGTAGACCCGCAACCTGTATGGAACGTAAGGCACCGTGGGATAGGTGTCTTGCGTACTCTCTTTTACGCGGGTGAGAGTTTACACTTTTACCACAAAAATATGAGGGGGTTATGTCTCACAAAAAGTTACCAGTACTCGTCCGTACAAGTGTATTGTACGACATCTTTTAAGCTGTGTTAGACAAACATAAAAAAGAGAGGGAGATAATTCTCCCCCTCTAATATCCTGCATATTTCCCAGCCAAATTGGCAAAAGCACTAAGCCATCTACGTATAGTCATTTCTGCATATCCGAGCTTATCCGCCGCCCCTGCTATCGTGTATCTATCCTCAAAATATACCAGCTGTACGGCTTTCATTCTGTCCAATCCGTTGTCCATTCCTTCTGTCTGCTTTATCGCCTTGTTGATAGCGTACATCCATAGGGCTGACTGAGCTGTATTTTCTGCAATTAACTTGTCTGGGTATTTTTTTACCTGCTTTACTGCGTGCCCGTACCAGTCGTGTTTGGGGTTACTCAATTTTCTTACCTCCGCGTAATCATCGCTAATATCATCATTACTGCTGCATAAATCTTATCTTCTTTTTCTTCTGCCAGTATCCATTCCGACAAAGCAATCACTGCCCATATTATGGCCATCACGTTACTTACTGTACTCATATTAGCTCTCCTATCTCAATTAAACTGTTCGCAATCAACTCGACTCGTTTTAAATATCTTAACTGTTGCTGTATGTATGCATCAGAGTCTTTACCTCCAGCTGCCTTCCAGTCAGTTATTCTTTTGTCAACATCTATCAATACTTCGATTGGGATTATATCAAGATTGATATCTTCAAGGCTAATCTGCTCCATCTTTTTATTCCTTTCATATATGCTCATGTGGTTCGACCGGCTCCCAGTGTTTTTCAGCTTCCTGCTCAATCAACCGGTTATACCGCTCCACAAATTCGTCCTCGCTTATTTCGCCCTGCATAAATTTTTCTGATATGCTCACGTAGGTGTTTATTGGTATCCTTTTCAGTCGGTTACACCGCTTCGTAAACTCCTCATCACTTATTTCGTCTTTTATGTATTGCTGTGATAAACTCATATATGTATCCGGTTCGATTGTGTTATTGTTCATCTATGCCTCCAATTACTCGCTAATCTCACTCCAATCTAATTTCTGTCCGCACCAAGAACAATATTGAATACTTTGAATCTCCACTTCATTTGGTGTGTCCGTTATGCCATGACAAATCGGACACTCACATACATATTCATTGCCTGTGAATCTTTCAATCGGTTTCTTTGGAATCTGCATTTCCAATGCTTTGAGCGCCATCAATATGGCTTTATCATGCTTCTTCGCTGTGGTGGCATTTTTCGGTGGGTCTATGTGTACATCCTTTTTTAAAATGCCAATTGCCTCATCTATTACCATTATTTAATACCTCTTTTCCCTCTCAAATATTTTTAATTCTCCTTTTATATGTGCTCATGCGGTTCAAACGGTTCTGCGTGTTTTTCCGCTTCCTGCTCAATCAATCGGTTATACCGCTCCACAAATTCGTCCTCGTTTATTTCGCCCTGCATAAATTTTTCTGATATGTTCATGTAGGCGTCTGTTTTTGTTGCGCTGCTGTCCATTTACGCCTCCGATCATGTATCAATTTTGCTCCAATCAAATTTACAACCACATTCGCCGCAGTATTTATTCCTGCTTTCTGCATCCGCCATTACTTGCTTTCCACACAAGGGACATTCATAATCAATGTCTCCGTTTAATGTATCTAAGATAATCGGTTTTACTGGTTTGAGCTGCCTTTTTAGTAATTCAATTACTTCTTCGCACTGTTCCTCGTTTTCACAACTGATAGTGATGTCATTGCTATCATCATATTCGCTAAATGTTCCATCTTCATTCTGAATAAGCATAATTCCTCCGGTTTCTAACATCTTTCACTCCCACTTCCTTATTCTTCCGCACACTTTCGTCCACTCCCTCGCAAATCTCTTTTCCGCCAAGTCGCTTGGGAAAAACTTTGTTTTTTTGTTTTTGTTTCCTCTGTTTCTCAGTTCCCTTTCTATGGCTTCTATTTTTCCCTTTGATTTGGGTATTTTACGCAGTTCGCTCATTGTTCCCTTAGTTCCTGCTCTGTGCATTCCACCAGAAATGCAGGTCGGTCAAGGTTTGGTATTTCATATAGTTTTTTCGCTATTTTGTTTTGTATTTTATCAAAGTCTTCGTCTTTCAGCCCGTATGGCATTTTTATTTCTCCTCCTCCTTCATTATTAACTCAACCCATTTTCTCGCTATTTCTTTTTGCGTGTCTTCAACATCGCCCCACGCGTCTGTGTTGCAGGCTAGTATTTCACAAATCAATATAACTTCTGCCATATTTTTACGCAAAATACCCTCTGCTCTTACCACTTGCGCCGGGGTTAAATCAAATCCTATAATTGCTGCGCGCATCGTTGCGGCTTTGGATAATTCATCCGCCTTTTCCGTTAATTTGCTAAACAATGTGCCTATTTCTAAATGTTCTAACAAATAGTCTTTCACTTCACTGTTTTTCATTTCTTCTACTTTCATTTTCTTTCCTTTCCCCTCCGGAATAAATCCGGAGGAATCAATGGCATATAGCTCCACATGGAACCGTTAACGTGTTGCTGTGTAATGTGTATCTATCCTTAACCCCGGAGGGTGTCCAGCTGTTTTATCCATTCAAGCGGCCCTTTGTTGAGCAGTAGGCAGTTTTCACCTACATTTCCCATATCAAAAATACATCCCTCGCAATACTTGTGTTTATTGCAGTACTTTCTGATCGTTTTTGCCGCTTTTCTTGCTTTTGAGTCTTCTATTTTTCCCATTATGCCACCTCCCTGATTGTGATGCCATACCGTTCAAGCATCAACTTTCTCTTGATGATATATTCCGGATTTTTTCTTGTACGTGGGGATTTTACATCCTCGACAATAATCTTGCCTTCTTTGTCTGTGTAACGAAAATCTGCCGTATATGATACGGGGCGTTCTGTAGTGCCATCTTCTCGTTTTTGACTGCCTACAAGGATATACCTTGTCTGTCGTTCTAATCCTGTGATTTTTCCTGCTTCCTGTAATGCCGCAAGTTCCAAATAACGGTGCAGTTCTTTCTTGCTGTCAAATTTTCCGGCTGTCGTAAAAATCTTTTTATTTCTAAATTTGTTCACAGGTAATTCCTCCCAAATGTTTTGATAAATTCTTCTCTCGTTCCGTTGTTCTTCTCCCAGTACTTCTGCGCTAGCTCCTTGAGATACCTGTCTAGCGGTCCGTTGGGATTACGGTGTACTGCCTCGCCGCCGTTGGTATGATGGCTCAGACACAAATAAACTGTAAAACCGTACTTTTCTGATTGTTTTCTATTATTTCTTCCGTACAAGACATGATGTCTATGTAAATTTCTAGTTGTTTTACAAAAGAAGCACTCTTTCTCTTTCTGTAGTACGCTATTCATCGTCAGAATCCTCGCTTGCGAAATGATATTCCATCAAATCGGCAATCATTAAGTACTCTTTTGCAACTTTCCCGTTGCGTGTTTCCTTTACCTGTTTTTTAAATTCTTCTAAATCTCCATGAAAACATCCGCAATTAACCATTATTTTTTTATTTTTGCCCCTGTAAAAAGTTGTGCAGCGGAATTCTGTTCCGAAGCCCTGTATTAGTGTATAATCTGCGTTGCCGCAAACCCTTGCATCGCCGGAAACCCTTGCGTTGCCGGAAACCCATGCGTTGCCGCAAACCCTTGCATCGCCGGAAACCCTTGCGTTGCCGGAAACCCATGCGTTGCCGCAAACCCTTGCATCGCCGTAAACCCATGCATTGTCGTAAACCCTTGCATCGCCGGAAACCCTTGCGTTGCCGTAAACCCTTGCATCGCCGTAAACCCATGCATTGTCGTAAACCCTTGCATCGCCGGAAACCCTTGCGTTGCCGGAAACCCTTGCGTTGTCGTAAACCCATGCATTGTCGTAAACCCATGCATCGCCGGAAACCCTTGCGTTGCCGTAAACCCTTGCATCGCCGGAAACCCATGCGTTGCCGTAAACCCATGCATTGCCGTAAACCCATGCATTGTCGTAAACCCTTGCATCGCCGGAAACCCTTGCGTTG